ATGGTGTAGATAATATCGCATTGTCACAGCTTGCCAGCCGCACACGGTGCCTAATGCCTTAACAAATGATCCTGTTAAGGCGGTATTACTACCTACCGGCGCTGTTCCGTTAGTGCCTACACCTAATTTTGTAAGCCTTTTGTTTGCGTCAGCCGTAGCAAGCAGTAGCATTACAGCGGTACGCCCGCCGTTTACCACTAGGTTTTTATCTTCGTATTCTTCAAGGATTTTACCTGTGTGAGCGCAAACCACCTGCATAGCGAATGCGCCGTTCAGTGATGGTATATTATCGTTAGCTGTCATTTTTATGCGTTTTGGATATTAATAATTAGTTCGTCGTTGGATTCTACATATCGCTGTGTTCCATTCCTTGTGAATTGCCCGTTATGGAACCTTGCAATATAACCTAAATCTTCGGCCAGGTCAGGCGCTTCGAAAATGATACTTAAATTGTCGGCCAGTGCCCCGATAAGGTCTTCTATAGCGATAGTGTACGAAATGCCTTCAAGTACAGATCGTGCGGGTTTATATTCGCGCACCAGGTTTGCTAATTCAGTTTGAACGGAACCCTCAACGCCTACGGTATCACCCAGCACCGATTCGATTTTAAAGCGCGCCCAGTCCGTATCTACGTCGCCGGTGTCTACACCTTCTATCAATTGCGCATCGTTGTAGCCTACTGCCACCATTGCCTGACGTATCGCCCACACGGTGCCCATGTATCTTTTTAATTCGATAGCCTGTTTTATGATAGCCCTGCGCTGTTCGTCTGTGGTAGCAAGGCCGTAGCCCCTGAATCCTTCCACATCGAACTGTCGCGCCAGCACGGGCAGCGCCGAAGCGTTTACCGTGTCGATTATGTAAACCAAAACACTTTCCACTTCGATTTCGTTCATCCTAGCATTAACCATGAGATCGAACGCCGCAAGGTGCGGAACGTGTGAAATTGAATCGGCTAATATTACCGGATCTGCAGCCATGTTTTATCCTGGGTTAGTACCGGTAACGGTTACGTTAATAGCGGTTATGTTTGCAAACTGCGTGCGGCCGATCACAAGATCAGCAGACGGCACGGTTACGTTTGCCTTGTAAATCATTCCTTCCATATCGGCCATTATGACACCTTTTATCTGGTCGATAACAACATCCTGCCCCAACAGTTTACGGCGGCCATTCCTGAAGGCTTCAAGGCGCGCTTCCACGACTGAAAGTATATCGGCCTGAACCTGTCCTTCGTATAAAATCAAACCTACCGTTATAGCAGTATTAACCGCAGTAGGCGACGTGGCGAACACAATATCGTTTAGTGGGCGTATGCGGTCGGCGTTCAGTTTCGCCAGTACCAGATCTAATATTTCAGTGGGGGTTTCCACAAGGCCTTCAAGTAATGGAAACACTTCAACCGTGCCCGGTATTACATCGCCTATAGCTTTACCTGCTGGTATTGTATCGCCTTCCTTATAATGCCTGTTGTCCACAGCCACATCAATAATAAGCGGCGACGCTGAATAAGTATGAAATTCATAAGCCTTGTATGGCCCGGCAACAGAAAACGAGTTAGGCGCCAGCCTTATGCGTTCCCGTAGCTGGTCGTCAGTTTCTTCGTCTGATCCACCTTCGGAAACAGTTGTGTTTGATGCAGTAGCCAGATAGGGTTGCGGATCTAAAATTGTTGATATAGTACCCAGCACATAATCGTTACCTGAAACGCCGTTGCTTTGCGCTATGGCTGTAACTGAAACGATGTTGTCTGCAGCCAGCACGGCATAATCCTGAATCAATGCGAATATTGTGCGGCCATCGGTGGAAGACACGCGAAGCCCCGAAGGGATCACGATATCGCCATGCCCTGGAACCATAACCAGCTCTAAGGTGGTTTGTGCTGCTTGTGAAGGCAGGCGCGTAACACCTACTAATTCGCCGAGATAATCCAGAGCCGGGAACCTGGCGAATGCTACAAGGTTTTGCAGAGCCGCGTCCTGTATCTGGTTACGTATTAAAGATTCACGATAAGCGAACCCATTAATCAGCAACATTTCTACCTGAGCAGGTTCCAGGGTTCGGCCTGTGCGCGCTTCGTAATCGGCTTTCATTTCAGCAACGATTACGGAAGGATCCCTATTTATAAAAACCGGTGTTTCTAATGCCATTATTTGAAGTAGTTAAATATTAGGCCGATAATTCCGACGCCTACAACAGCTAAAAGCCATGTTATTATTTTGACGTAAACCGTATTTTTAACACGATCTTCGGTAATCAGCTTTAGTTCGGCTTTGATAATGTCGGTTTCGGCTCGAACAGTAGCGATCTGTCCTATAAGGCCTTTATCTCCTGAAAGGTTATTCCCTAGAAGCGCGTGTTTTATTAAGTTTACATCTTCCTGTATTTTTTCGACGCTGCCTTCCATTTTTTCAAATCGGGTTTTTTCTTCCTGTGTCATAGCTTCCATAAATTAAGACGGGTTATTACTCTAAATCCTTCTTAATTGCTTCGGCGTTTTCGTTAGTGTCTGAAGTTATAATAACCTTCGGCTTATCTAAGAAATTTTTAAGCAGATAAGCTATAAAGGCACCTACCGCAGTCATTCCGATTTGCTTCCAGTTGAATGAAAATTCGCCCTTATCTAAAGACTGCTGTATAACCAATAAAACAGGGACACTAACGGCCATTAAGCCGCCCTTTAAGAAGTCCCTTAATTTAAGGCTATATTTTTTCGATGTTATTATTTTTTGCATAACGTTAACTTTTTTATGTTACGACAAATATAAAATAAAAAACCACACTGTTAAGGTGTGGTTTTAAATATATTGGATTGAATTTTAAGATTGTCGCTTCCAAAAGTAGAAACGCGCCAGTAATACCGACGTTAAACCGACGGAAATAAGCGTAATTCCATAAAACAGGCCGTCCCATTCTTTAGGCAGGAACAGAAGCAAGATACCCAGTGCGGCAGCGGTTAACCCCGCAGCGGTAGTTTCCTGTTTGTTGTTGGCGGCTGAATGCTTAACAGTTGTTCCCTGCGCCGCATTCAGTATACCCTGGAAGAACCACGCCGCACCGGCAGCGCATATCAGTATAAAAGCCTTCAAAAGAAAATCGACGGGTTGTTTAGGTATTACGGTGAATATCCCGAATAATATCAGCAGTACGCCCGCCGATAATGTAATGTTTACAAGTAATTTTTTCATGATTTATAGATTCATTTCCCATTGTTGAACAATTGATGCACTGGCCGTTCCGCTTGTTACGGTGCGAACCCTGAAATAATAACCGGCAGGGACAGGGAATACTATATTGCCCGTCTGCCCGTTGGTTATCTGTATAGTTACAGACAGCGCTACGCTGCTTGTGTTACTGTTTTGCGTCGGCGCTGTCCAGGTTGTCCCATTGGTAGATATTTCGCCGTATATGGTAACGCTGCTACTTCCTACTAACAAAGGGTTGGTAACGCTGGCATATATACTATATACGCATAACATAGGCCTTGAAGCTAAATTCTGGTAACTGGTATTTATAACCCTGCCGGGGCTAAAATTTATCGTAGGGACGGGCGTTTCACCCGTAGGCAGCTTATATATAAACATCCATCGCCCCGGCTCAGTAGTTAACATAGCGTCAGGCTTAATTATAGTACTGCCGTTATCAGCTAAAACTGAAGCTGAATCGTAGCGCCATAACTCAGGCGTCATGTCGCCAAATGCCGATACACCATACACAGAACACACCTGATTATTGCTGGCGAAATACCCTCTTAGGCTTGTCCGTTTAGCTATATTCAGTGAAGTATAGCACGGGTCATAAGGTTGCGAATACGCAAAGGCTGCAATGAACAGGAACAGAAATAAAAACTTTTTCATTATAAAACGTATTATGGTTACTTAGTTACATTTACTGTAAAACTACCCGAAGCTGGATTTTGTCCGGTGCCAGTGTAGTTATTAAATCTTACTGTTACCGTATTTGTAGCAGATACCCATGCGGTAAAGCAGCTATTGGCAAGAATTGCGGCGTTGGGGGTTCCTAAAATAACAGGTTTACCCTCAATTGCGCCGGTAACGGTTATCGTCAAATCGCTTGAAGATTGCCCTGCTGTTGATGGAAAATCTAACGTAGCTGTAGCTGTGTAGGGCGTTATTGCATCTAATTGAGCTTTGGTAGTAAGGCTTGTAGATACCGTTGCAGGCACCCCTGTAACTTCCCCTGTAAAATTACCTAATACAGAATTAACTGTTTGCCACCTGTTACCAGTGCTTCCCAAGGCGGTAAAGTTATTTGTAAAGGGTATGAAGTTAGAGCCGTTGCTTGCTAATTGCAGGCGTACCGTTCCGTTAGTGCCTATTTGATACGCGTTATTGCCGTCTGTACCTGCATACACCACCGCTGTAGCCCTAAAACTTGCGACATATAAAGCGGCGTAATAGTTAGTTGTTGAGCCACCACTTTCCGTGTTTGTGGTTACAGGGGTTGCGTTTAGTTTGCCTGACAACGCTGTATTAACCGCCGTTTTACTCGGGGCTACCGTAGTACTTGCTGTTAGGTCGTTTGCTACTTTTCCGTCGGTGTAGGCGGTAGTTGATATCTTAGTACTATTATCATTTGCGGTTTGTGTAGTTGCTGTCGTTG